TGTGTTACTTGTAAAAAGTTTTAATACAAGATTTCGCGGTGATGTATCTTCTAAATCTGCGACAAAGTTATTCTGAGAAATCAGATAACGTAGCGACTCAATTTCACCAATATTAGGAACGAGTAATGCCATTGAAAAACTACCTCTAGGGGCTATAAGTCTTAAGAACTATCTTTATTTATAATTTTAATTTTAGAGAGATTAGTAACCTTCTAATATTATTCACACTTACTACGTTAAAGTTGAGAATATCTCCAGCATTTATCGTAGTCGTCCAACTATTTAGGACATCATCAAAGTATTTATTAGAATTCGTTAGTTGAACTCTAGAACCACCAGTAATACTGGTGAAATTTGGATAATCAGCGAAGGAACATTTGGATATCTCAAAAACAATATCACCAGTCTGATCAGACAAAACTCTGATATTTTCTATGACTCCAGTGACATCTATTGTCAATTTCCCTTTGTCTCCAGTTTGCATAGGGAGACTACCACTATCTACAACATAGTTGACAGTTCTTGTTAGATCTGCAGCCGCAGCAAGAGCAATCATTACTATATCATCGTTTACTGCTGGAGGGGTTGTAAAAATAACCTTATCTCCAGAAATAGTATAATCATTTGAAGGATCTAAGAAAAGACCATTCTTAGTCACAATGAGTTGTTGACTGTTATTGGGATTGTAAGGTGCTCCCTGATCAGTTAAGTTAAATGTGGTTTCAGTGCCATCTTGTACAGGTGACTTTCCGATAATAATATTACCATATTGGATAGACTTAGAGGGAATCTCATAGTCTACACCGACATTATACTTGCCAGGTTCGTTTAACGTTACTAGATAGTCTGCCATTACGTTACGCCTGGGATTACGAGAACATTTCCCTGTATTGGTCTAGTCTTATACGCATTAGGCGATGTTAGAACCAGATCATATACATACCTTCCTCCTTCTATAGTCGTAGTAATTGTACTAGCCATAGCTACTTTTATTTGACCACTCACTCTATTGGGAAATGAAACAACAAAATTATTAAACTTTGTAGCCTCTGGATGTTTTTTTATTTTAGCTTCACCAGTGTAACCAGTTAGATTCAAAGAACTTGCATCTTCATTTCTGATAGTGAAAGTTGCTTCAAAGTCTACACCCTGATCTAAAACTAAATTAATGTTCCTAGCGGTCATTTGTCAGAAGGGTTTTAGTTATTTATCTAATTTACTTAAAATTAGTTTCATCATATCTTTAAGTTCATCAACATCATCCTTTAATTTATCCATCTCACTAACTTCTTTCAACTTTTGTTGTTTTAATTTTAGATAGTTATTGTATTCGGAATCAGAACAATTTAATATTGCTCCTGACTCCTCATCTCTGTAGAGAGAACCACTATCTTTAACTTTTACCTTATTCATTAGATAGATGCAATAGATCTTAGGTCACGAATCTTAGGAACGTAAGCAAAGTTAGTTCCCGACATTACGATCTTAATCTGGAATCCATTGAATTGTGGTAAATTTGAAGCATTGAACTCATACTCTTTATAGTCTGATTCTGTGGAAGATGATAATATTCTTCTATCAGGTTTACCATTATTCTTTGCTGGATCTATAACTCTACCATCAGAATCTAGATTTTCAAAGCCAGGGAATAATTCAAATAACTGATATTCTGGAGGAGCATCAATTCTGAATATTCTGTATAGAACTCTAATATCATTCGTTGCATGTCTATACGCATCAAACATAACTTTTAGACCATCAGCAGCTTTTTCAAGATTAACAATTTTAGATAAGTAAATTGCAGCACTAGGATCTTGGTCAATCGAATTGACTCTTCTATCTGTAGCATAATTTGTAATCTTGGAGTTAATCCTATCCATTACAGTAATCATATTGACTCTATCTAAGTCAATCATAGGACTTACTTTAGGATCTTCTGTACTTAAGAATGTCTGTAGTGTAAATGATTTTCTACCCTCAAAGGCAACTAACTTATCTAGTTCATTTTGTTTAGAAGCAATGATCCTTGGAGTGGTCAGATAATTATTACTTGCCAATGAAACTGGTTCATATCCTTGATCAACAAAAGCCGATAAGTTTCCGTCAGGACTGTTTCCACTGAAAGTTCTAACTCTTGCATTTATGTCTGTTCCTTCTGGAAGCAATGTTGCCACATTAGGTCTAACGATATTAAATGGTATGTTTTGAGTTGCCATTGGCCCATATGGAACGCCAACTTGAACATATTGTTGATCATAACTTCCGCCAGATTTATTCTCACTAAAGAATAGTTCTGGGAATCCACTAGCATTTCCAGTAGCTCTATCTACTCCACGACTTGAAACACCTACCTTAACCCAGTAGTGATCAACGTCAATTGGATAAATTGATAAATTACTATCTATAAACTTATGAGATGCATTAACTCTTCTGAGAGATACACCATTTAATTCATATTTGAAGACTTTATCGTTGATACTATAATCACCTGCTTTAGTTTCATCAACAGATCTGGTAATGTTATTCAATGTTGAAGTTGTAGTTGTTATACCAGTGTATTTGATAATCTCACTTCCAAGTTTCACATAGCCTGGATTTGAGGAAGTAACCTCAAGGTTTTCAAAAGAAGTAAAGATTCCGATGGAGGAAACAGTAATATCCTCTGTACTAGATGAATCTATTGTAGATGTTATCTTCTCTGGTTTAACATCAGACTCAACTCCAGAAAGAGTAACTAAGTCTAGAGGAGAATACATACCATGATTAGAATGTCTGACACGGAAATGTAATCCATCAGTGATGTTATTAAGGAAGTTAATAGAACCACCATTTACAACACTTGTTCCGCCACCACCAACATATACAATAGAAGATGATGAGTCAACTTTAGGAATACCTTGAATATTATCAATAATCAAAGTATTGAAAGCACTAATGACTCCAACATTGTTTGGAATTGATAATTTCAAGTCCTTTCCAAATCCACCAGTATTAGATGCATCAACTGTCAATACATCACCAGCAGAGTAACCTGTTCCACCGATTGCCACTGTTGCAGCAGTAGCAACCCTATTAGATACAGTTAGATTTACTGTTGCCCCTGACCCTCTACCAAATTCAGATATAAGAGGAACACCAGAATAAACAACAGATGTTGCAGCAAAACCACTACCAGCACTAGTGATAACAAGATCACTACCGATACCAATAGCACCTAGAACTTTAGTTAAGTTTGCACTAAAGTTTGGATTTGCTTGTTGGTATATTGTAGTTCCTTCTGTCAATCCCGCTTGTTCTGCTGATGTCAAACTCTTTCCTAATCCAACAACAGCACTCTTGGCGAGCATATCTATTGGGTTTGGAGCAAGAGAAACAATTTGTCTATTTCCAATATCAAGATCTGGGTTGTAGAAGTTGACTCTACCTTCTGATGTAGAGAAGTTTGCTCTGTATAGATTAAACTTAAGATCTTCTAACTGACTTGGATCCCATGTAGCACCGTTCTGTGATTTAAATAATGAACCAAGTAAGGGTTGTTGTGATACAATTATCTTCTCAGAGTCAGCTGAGTTGACAGTAGTTATATCCTCTTCTCCCATCCTAGAGATGTGAACAAAATATTCATTGGATGCTGATAGAAGAACTAGAGCAAATTCTCCTCCACCCTCAACGTAAACAGGAGCAGGGAAAGTAAATGTCGTTGCAGCAGTACCATCATCAGACACTACAACTTGATCTGGGTCAAGAATACACTCACCAAATGGCAAGATTTCTTGAGTCGGTAAACCAATTTTTAATGTTCTTACTTGTAAAGTAACTGGCAATTGGTTTGTATCTTTTGCTTGGAAGTAAACATCACACTTAGTAAGAAATACACCATTGATATCTGGAACTTCAAATGATTGTGCAAGAGGGTCAACCCATCTTGTTTGTGTTGTAGATCTATTTGTAAATGTAGTGCCTACAGTCAATCTCTTACTTGTATCACTCAGAGTTCTATCGGATGATTGAGGTATTCTCTGAACATCTGCATTTCTCATTCTCAATGTAGATGCCTCTACAGTCTGTAATGTACCAGATGATGTGAAGGTTGCCTCTCCAGAACTATCTGTAAATCCAGAAATAGTTGAGTTTATAGAACTAGTTGATAATGTAAATGTCTTAGTGCCAGTGCTAAATGTAGGTGCAGAAGGAACTGTAGGATCAGGTAAGAATAATGATCCAAGCAATGACCCTGCCTTATCTGTAATAAGTCTAATATTAGTTACAGTTGCAATAGCACCACTAGATTGTCCGATCAACTTCATACCAGTAGTGATGTATCCATAGAAACCAGACGCAGCTTGAAGTTCTAGTGCAGCAGTATCAACGTTTAATATTGTGGTAGTTGATGAGTATGTGGACGAAATACTAGAAGCTGGGTCGTATGGATTTTGTTTGTAAGTCTGTGAAGGATTATTATATGGCCCATATTTGTGATTTTGATTTGCCAATCTAAATCTGATTGCATCATTATTACTATTTGGACGACTTCCTTCTACAATTTCACCAGCACCAAATGTGCCACTAACCATTGTTATTTCTACAAGTTTAGGTATGACATACTTCTGCATGTCAATATTATCAAAGAATGGATATAGTCTTGTATTTGGCTTAAGTCTTCTACAGATAAACTCAATGTTTCTTGATCGCATTGTAGCGATAACTTCTGTATTTACAACCTTGTCACCTAGACTTGTAGTATCAAATCTTTCTCCAACCCTAAACTGAATACCCTGTCTTGTTTGGTTAGTTGTGGTTGTAGTTGTTACCTCTTTGAAATCAGTCTTAGCATCCTGATAGTTTTTGGTTGTAGTGATAGGAATACCTCTACCACAAACATACTTACCTCTTACTGTTGAACTACCAGTTAATTTAGTTTTAGTATCACTATAGAGTGTTGGGCCTGTTGTGGAACTAGATCCAGTCCAAGTAGTTTCCCATGCACCCCAATCAACAGGTGAAAGACCTGTGTTACTATCTGCACCAGTGACTCCCATTGTGGAGTTAAAACTACCTTCAATGTCATAAGTTGCAGCAGTTCTTCTAGTTTCAATCCATGTGTCAGTGCCTGGATTTAATTCAACCTGACCAATCCAGTTAACAACAGCAAATGGGTTTACATTTACGATACGAGTTGCAAACTTATTTTCTAAGTAAACTGTATCATCATAATTCAAACATACAACATCACCAATTCTCTTAACGTTTGTATCACCAAGATCTTCTGCATATCTAAAATCAGCAGATGGGTTTGAAGATGTCGCAGCACCAACTATGGCCTCCGATCCAAGTAATAGATCAATAGAGGTTGTATAGTGTTGAGGTCTTAATCTACCTTCTACTGCATCAATAGATGCTTTATAATTTCTACTGGTTACATCACCACCAGTTACAGATTTGAAGTTGTCAACAAAGAAACCTGACTTAAATCTATCAAGATTAGTCTGTGGATCTTTAAGTGACATGGAACCTGTTTCTACCTCAAGTAAAGATAATGAAGCATAGTATTCAACGTTCTTTAATCTATTTTCAATCACATTGATATCTTTCATTCGATATCTCTTATATTTTGCCAGAGTTAAACCAACTTCTCTAGTATCATAGAGATAAGGAGGAAGTTGAATTGTAGCAACTTCTAAAGCATTGTCAATAGTGTTTGGAAGTTTTGGTAACTCAGATGGAACACCCTGAGATAAAGTAAAGATACCTTCTTTACTTAAGAATAACTTATCAATTCTTCCAAGATAGTAGTCATATGATACATTAAATGATTTGTCTTTTGCAACAATATGTGATGAAGATGAAGATCCAGCTACAAATTGTCTTGCACTAAACTCCCAAGGAGCTCGACCAGCAACTGTTGAAGTAACTCTTGGTCTTAAGTCAATAATATCTGAACCATATCTTCCACCAACAAAAGGTAGAGAATCCGAATATAAAGAAGAATCGTAAGAGTTTACAGTTACAAAATCGCCTGGGTCTGAAGCTTCAATAACATAATTGTTATAAACAATAGTTAATTTTCTAGTAGGTGCTTCGGTTCCTTGTTTTCTCTCGATAGCAGAGAAGTCTACATAATCCAATCTTTGGCCAGGATCGAATGTAAAGTTATTTCTAATATCTCTATCGCCAGGAATGAAAGTCTGGACTATACCTTGAACATTTGTTTCTTCAAAAGTAACTTCTTCACCAACTAAGAAAGTGTTTTCATTCTGATAAACAAAATCAACTTCGTTACTACCATTAGTAGAAACAAAAATAGCTGATGCACCAGAGGTTTTACCAATCATGGTTTCGCCTTGTAATGCATTTAAGATATTTGAGTTTAAATTAGTAAGTTGAAGAACTGGGAACTGTGGATCGGATGTAGTTGACGATTCTAATATGGCAAGAACATATGCAACATCACAAACACCCAATGATATTCTACCATCTTGAACTCTGTTACCATATGTTGTATCATATGTTAGTCCATCATTTAACTTCATTAACCCAGTGCCTGACTGAGTTTTTGATGATTTGTTAACTGTATAAGTTGTAGCTCTTTTAAATATCTTAGATTTTGGTTTTACATTTACTTTTTTCCAAGTCACTGTTAATACAGCAGCACCAGAAGCAGTATCCAATCCAGATAAAGTTACTGTTCTGCCACTGACTGTAAGTTTTTGGTTAGTTAATGATTCTACTACACCAGAAGTTTTAAATGTTAAATTGTAATCTTCCTCATCAAATGGTTCTAGAGTTAAATCAGAATCACTTTCCAATGTTCCACTAAAAGCATTACTTGCAACTGTAACATTATATGATTTTTTGATTATTAAATCAGCACCATTTGTGTCCACACTTGCGACATTATTTTTAGTTAAATCACTGAATAAAAATGCCTTGGAGTTATTTTTAACTTCTAGAGTTACTTTAAATAAATCGTTTACTGTTGTATCAGCAGATGGTAAAGCACCAGAACATACATTAGTTACATCAGAGATTGCTTCAAGAGATATACTTGTTGAAGTTTTTGCAGTAACACTGTTGTAAGTTGGAACCGTATTCCCTGCAACACTATACTGGATGATATCACCAGTTTTAATTCCAATATTAGCAAAGTTTGCACTTGGAGATGTGATAGTAGACGCAGCACCAGACTTAGCACTTATTGTGTACTGAGTTGCCATAGGTGCAATTAAATGACCAAGACTTAGAATAGGATCTGCACTAAACTTGTAATTAGTTGGATCGTTTCCTACTAATTGTTTGACATCTTCCATACCATAGTCTTCTACTTCTGTAATACTTCTAGAAGCAGTAACACCATTAACAAAGATTTCTTCTCCTACTTGAAACTGTCCATTTACTTGGTATAAAGTAATCTGATTAGAGTTGTTAGAGGATGTGTATGCAAATCCTACAGCATTACTATTTTGACCTTCAATGTATGCTGGAAGAGGTACAGTTGTCGATGTATTTAATTGTAAGTATGTGAATGTCTGAACGTCATATAGAGATGATTCAAAGATAGTTGAAGAGTCGGCATAACCAACATTCTTTAACTTCATATCATAAACTCTAGCAACACCGACTTGTGTGCCATTGCCAGTTCCAACAGTAGTTGTTCTCTTATTGAAAAGATTTACATGAGAATCAGTCCCTATACCAATAGGGGGTGAACCACTTACATGGTTAAGTTCAACTTGCCTACCCACACTGAATGGTAATGACTCGTTAGTTATTTTTTGTGTTGTACGAGGTTTAGGAACATCTACAGTTGTAGTACTAAGAGTTTCTATTTCATAACCTTTTACATATGCCTTTCCTGGCCCTATGGACAAACACATCAAGTCGTCTTTAGGAATATTTCCTTGTTGTGTTAATTGACTAGAGTAATATGCACCATCGTTTCCTATCCTATTGTTCAAACATTCTTTAGGAGATATTGGAAATGGATTGATATAATAGTTTCCAGATTCATCAAATGTTCTTCTTGCTAGTTCATCATTAATTAATTTATCAACTTTTTCTCCAGCCTTGACAAACTTCTGTAGAACTCCATTTTCTACTCTCATTAATTCTACAAAATTCTCATCATTTAAATCTGTGAGAGACTTCTTAATTAAAGATGTAGATAGTTTGAATCTATCTGCACCAGGCGCTGCAAAGTTTGAAAATCCTCTTGCATTATCGTATAAGTCATTGTCTATAGAAGATGCAGTTACAAGCTCCTCAGTTATTAGAAGTCCTATTCTGTATGAAGGTGTGTTTTGATACTGATCTAGAATTACTGTAGAATCAGAAACATTGACAAAGAATCCTCTAATAAAATATATACCAGCTGCAATCTTAGCTGCAGCACCTGTTGCAGTTGCGTTTGAAATCAGTGTTGTTGCAAAACTAGCACCAGATCTAATACTAGAAAGAGAATAATTCATATCCTCTTCTAATAAAAGATTTTCTCCGTCTGCAAATGTCTTTCTTGAAAAATCAGAATCACTAGAACTTTGATATTTGATGTATAAAGTATATGATCCTCTAACTGATTCTCTATTTGTGATATAACCTTCTATCTTAGCTGTAACACCACTAGTTTCACCTTTAATTTTTTTATTCTTTAAGTTTTCTAGGTAAATTGAAACAGGAATACCTAAATGTGAATCATCAATTTGAACACAAGTATATTCGTTATCATATGCAATCTGGCCAGGAATTACAACAGAACCTTCTTTAAAGAAGTGCTTACCAAACTTTTCAACCTGATTCTGTAGAATAGATTGCAGTGTAGTAAGTTCTCTAGACTGTACAGGTAAGCCTGGTTTGAATAGTACTCTCTGATAATTTTTTAACTCTTCAAAATCATCAAAGTATGGAGATGAATTTAAGTTGGTATTTTGTGGCATTTGCTTTTAAAACTCCAGCACTATTTTGATGTCTTCCTTCTGACTAGCAGATCTTGGGATTGCAGCTCGATTATCAATATAAATTATTTCACCAGATTTAGTATTGAACTCAGCAGATGAAATACCAGCACTAAAACTCATACCAAGTTGGTATGTCTTATTATTTATTGAGGTACTGACACCGTTATATGCAGTATCAATAGACAATAGGGAACCAGTTACGGATGATCCAGTAATTGTTATTCCATACCCTGCTTCTGGATTAGAAGTAAATGGAATTATCTTATATCCAGTTTCACTAGATGCAAGACCCATAGGTTGATAATACTTCAATACTCCAGTAACTTTATCCCAAGATGCGACATATCCAATCGCAGTTGATCCAACACCAACTGTTTGAGTAATCTCAGAGTCAACAGCATAAGTTGTTGCTGTTGTAATACCACCAAGTTTTACAGCTTTCAATCCACTCACCATTGCAGTGTCTAGTAATTCTGTACTACTACCAAACACGGTGGGGTTTTTTATTAGTCCAACCCTAGCAAAATCGTTACCTTCAATGATATCGGGGTTAGTTTCCAGTGTTTCAAATCTAGAATATAGTAACGCTCTATATGCTCCTAATTCTCTATAGATGTCATATCCATGTCCTCCCTTCGGTGGAACTATGACACTAAACCCTGCATTGGATGTCGTTCCTATTCCAGTATTGGTAAGGTTAGCAAGAACGCCGCCAGACTCACTGCCAGGAGCGCCTGGGAAGAACTGTATTGATCCGTGAGTATATCCTTCTCCTCCATCGGTAACAAATACCTCAGAAACCTTTCCGAAAGAATCAACTGTAATTGTTGCCTTTCCTCCTGATCCATCTCCCAAAATTGGAACATTGGCAAAAGATGTAGAGATTGGTTGATAGTTAGAACCTCTATTGTCAACAACCACAACTTCGATTTTTCCATCTATGGCATTAGCCTTTGTTGCAACAGTCTCGCCTTGTGTACCCCAGTCTTCGGGCACAGGTATGTATTCAATAGAGTCAAATTTAATGATTTCGGATGGTTTAATTGTATAAAGATATTTCCAAACGTAACCATCGCCACTAGTGCCAGCTGCCCTTGGTTCAAGGTCAACAAATGTGGGTTGGTCATATGAAGGCCTTCCCTTTGGGTTCTCAGGGTCTGATCCATTTTGCAGACAGATGTAAACTTTCAAGTCTTCATTTACTATGTAGTAATTTGCCTCGTACAAACTACCTTGTGAAGTAATTGGTGTTAAATTGTAAATATTATAGTCATGTCTGTACATCTCATAGGTTGTACCAGCAACCCACTGTGTTTTTCTGACAAGTCTACGAACGTCTTTGTCCGTAACCTTTTTCATCGCAATGATAGATTCTTTGATAGAATACTCTTCTTCAAATCCATCTAAAGGTGCAGGGGTGTCAGTTGGCCATGTGGCAGTACCGCCTGCCTTTGGTTCTATGGAATTTGGAAGTCCCATGAACGCATAATATTTGTTGACAGTAGATCCGACTCCGACAAAACTTTGCACAAAGGTCTCGGCATTTAGAATTCTAAACTGTTCGGATATAATAGCAGGCATTTTAAAAAAACTAGTCTTTTTGTTTTATTTAGTGGTTAAGTTAATGGCTTCTTTCTGGAAACTACTGGAGCAGTAGATATTCCTGTTAAACCATTGTTTGTATTGACGAAAAATTCTTGGGGATTTCCAGAAGCACGGTTCTGATATCCATAGAATTTACCCCAACTATATTTACCCCAGAAGGTATCCGTATTTGATGTTACGGCAAGTCCAACTTGGATTGTGTTATTACCATATGTCACTGGGCCTGGTAAGAAGGCACATGTTACAGTTGTCAATCCCGATGTTGCATCTCCAGCAGTAACTTGTTCTACTCTAAACACACCACCAAGATAATCACCAGAAGTTACCATACCCACAGAAACATTAGAACCACTTGACGTTGTAATGCCTGTTAAAGCGTGTCCAACAACTAATGAACTATCGTATATGGTAAAGAAGTCTCCCTTCTCAAGTCCACTGAAGTTAACTCCAAGAGCGTTGAGAGAAGAATACCCATAACCTAGGTTGGTATTATCATTAAATTGTGATTTTAATGTAAATGCTAATTGAGGAAGTCTATCAGCAGTTCCTGGCAACCAAGTATTTATTCCTACTATGTCTCCAAAGTCACCTTCCGCATCAATTGATAACACATCTTCCTTCGTAGTCTTGTCGGTTTCAACTAGAACTGGTGGAGAACTACCGACTTCATAACCAAATCCACCATCTGTTACAGTTGCAGATGTAATTACACCAGCAGTTACAGATGCAGTAGCAGTTGCTCTGTTAATAACAGGGTCTGCATAGAACGTAGTGGTTCCAGAACCAACAGCAATAATTCTACGACTTGCAAAATCACCAAATGGTGTGTCTACAATGTCACGAATCTCATTACTATGGTCTACAACTCTCTTATTCCAGTTAGCCAAATCAAATGAGTAATATAATTCACCGACTGTACTGATTCCAATGTAGATATTATCAACAAACTTAATTGTTTTAAAGTCAAATGTTGCAGGGTGAATTGTTCCCGCTGGTAACTGTTGACTCCAAGGTTGCCAGAAGTTCTTATCGGTTGAAATACCAATAGTACCACTGTCTCCTACAACAATAAATCTATTACCATCATATATTACATCATTTAAATCAAAGTTTGTGTTACTTACTTTATCTCCCCAACCTGTACCATCATTAGATGCAATAATAGCTCCACCATTACCAACTGCAATAAATTCCGACTGTCCATAACAAATAGAATTTAAGGTTTGTAGTGTTCCTGAGAATTGACTAAATGCAGCTGCGGTTGTGATACCTACAGCAGTAAATATAGATCCAGCAGCACCAACTGCAACCCATGTATTTCTGGTTCTTTCCCAAATAACATCTTGGAAATTACCTGTATATGTACTTGGTAATGTAAGTGTTTGATTGATAGCTGGTATCTGTCTTTTCTCAAATAATGCAATTGTAGACCATGTTGACATACTATTACCAACAGAGACTGCTCTTGCCATAGATCCATAATCACCAACGGCCATAGCAAATACACTAGAAGTTGCACTATAACCCACACCAACACCATTAAAGGTTATAGTTCCACCAAATCCGATTCTACCTCTCTCCCAGAATGATCCACTCTTAGTGTTCATGTAGTAACTACTTGAACCAACAGCAATAATTGGTTCTTCTTTAGTTAGTGCCTTAAATTCTATAGCAGATGTAATACCAGTAATTGCATCGAACTCCCATGCAGATATTGGATCTTTACGTTTGATTAATGCACTTGAAATAGCAACATTTGGAGATGTGATATTAGTATACCCTGTACCACCAAATCCAATTGATAGAGAAGAAATACTAGATGATGTAGAAACAACAGATGTTATGATGCCTGGTAAAACTTCTGTATCATCAAATATCTGAATATTCCTTTCAGACTGAACCAGTTTATCAATGGCGCTGAATATTGGGAAAGCGTTACTTACATAAATCGATTCATCAGTCTTTGAAACATTTTTAATTATTCTGGTTGTTGGTAAAACACGACTCTT